TTATTGGAAAGCAACAGGGCAAAAACCAGCTTTACTTTCTGTTACTGCATCAGATTATAACATCATAGATGAAACGAATTGTGAGTTATTACAAGAAGATAATCTTCAAATAGCTTATAATGAAATGGTAAAATCTTGGGAAGTTACCCAGAATTTACTGAAAGCAAGCAATGGTTCATGGAAAACTTTATGTAGTCTTATTCAACCAGACATGAATGAGATAGCTAGGATGCACGGACCAGAGTTTGTTCAAATCGCAAAACAACTTTGGGAGTATTAAATGACAGAACTATATAAACTTTACAGAAATGATGCTGATACAACTAGCATTGAAGCGGTTGAAAGCATTGATGTGTCAAAAATGGAGAAAATTGTCTATGAAGTTATAGATAGTTACGGACAATCTGGGTGCATACAGGATGATGTATTAAAAAAGCTACCTCAATTTAGATATTCATCCATTACTGCTCGTTTTAAGGCACTAGAGGAGAAGAACTTGATTGTTAGGTGTAACACCACCAAAAAAGGTGATTCTGGTCGTAGTCAGCGTTATATGATGTCTAAAAGATATTACGATTTAGAGGATTTAACAGAAGAAGAAAAATTACAAGGGATGTTAGGGGTATAAAATGGATTATAATGAAAGAGAGCAGAGGTTAGACCTTTTGCAAATAAAGTTAGACAAGATAAAAGAAGAATTAAAGTCTATTCAGAAAGAAAAGCAAACTCTATTGCAGAGTTTAAATCATTGTAACATTTTGTTAGAAAAGTTTACAGGAGAGAGCAATGGCTAAAACAATGGTGCCAAAGAAAATATTAGATATGTTAAGTGAGGTTGATTTAACACAAGAACAAGCTATGTGGAATTGTCATGGCACTTGGGTTATGTTACACAAGGCATTAGAGAAATTGGCTGCACATAAAAAGGTAACTTTTGATAAACCAGAAATGATTTACTTTGATGTAAATAAAAATCAAACTATATTGTTAGTAACAGGACATTGCAATGATGTATCAGAATGGTCATACGGAGAAGCTACACCGCAGAATAATAAAAATGCTTATCCCTTTGCAATGGCAGAAAAAAGAGCAAAAGATAGGGTTATATTAAAGTTGCTTGGGTTTCATGGAGATGTGTATTCAGATGCAGAAGTTGACGAGCAAGTGCAAAGTCAATTAGCAAAACAAGCACAAAGAAATAAAACGGACACCTCTACACCAGAGGTAAAGAATGAGGTGGTGGAGCAAACCCCAGATAAAACAACTCCACCATCTCAACCAAAAGATGCGGTTGAGGATTACGAAAAAATAATTAATCGTATTAAGCAAGCTAGGTTTGTAGAGAACAGAGAAGCAGGTCAGTTAAGGTTATTACAAGAGAGATTTCAAAAAGATTATCAAGGTGTATTAATGAAACTACCGAAAGGAATCCAACAAAAAATATTAAAATTATTTACTGATGCCGAAAATCAATTAAAATCACAGATAAGGAGATAAAATGGCTAATCAATATAAGAAAGTATTTACCTGTAAGTTATTTGAAAACGACAGGATTATATCTAACAGAACACATAGCAACAGTAATTGGGTTCCTATGGTCGGAGGAGAAAAAGCAGATATTGTTTTGAAAGAAGGCAAAAGGTATTCTGCAAGTTTATTTAAAAATGATAAAGGTGGACTTGATTTTTCTTTATCTGAAGTAATAAACACATACGAAGGCGAGATGGATTCTATATCTGGAGCAGTATCGCAACCAGGTATGAAATCCATAGCTGAAGTTATGGAATCTAATCAAGTTGAAGAAAAGAAAGAAGAAGAAAAGAAATTAGATGGAGATGAAATTCCTTTTTAAGACCTTTTTTTCTTTTTTGATTTCATTATTTTTTTCTGCAAAGCACTAGGCAATGTTTTTTGCTTTGCAGTTAAACCATTACCTTTTTTCTTTGGTGGTCTGCCTTTTTTACTTCCGTATGTTCCTTTACCCATTGGCATAGCTTTATCCTTTCTTATTTTTATTGCGGTTAGAAATTGCTTTAGCTTTTCTTTTAGCATCTGCTTTACTACTTGCACCCCATGCACGAAGCGACAAAAGTAATCTTGTAGGTTTCCCATTCTTTTTTTCAGGTCCACGCATACCTCCCATTCTTGCGAGAAAACTTGCTCGTCTTGGATTATCTCCCTTTTTAACAGGAGCTTTTAATTTACCACCTTTATAACTAGCACGACCTTTGGCATTGAGTCCGCCTTTGGGATTCTTGCCTTCTTTTCTTTGCCATGCTGGAGTTCTAGCCACTACTTACATTCCTCATTCTTTCACATAATCTTTCTGCACGATTAGTAACTTGTTTATACCATTTGCTATCTTTCATTTGATTAGCAGCTTCTTCCCATTCACGATTATCTACTGCTCTTTTCATTTTGTGAAAACGAGATAGTCTTGGTCTACCCATGTTAAACATCATATTAGCTATTATGTGTTGAGCTTCCTGTGGTAATTCATCAAAGTCATAATACAACTTTTTGCACTCATCAATAGTAACATCAATATCTTGTTCAAACAATTCGTTAACTCTTTCATCATCTATATAAGTTCCAACTTCTAAATTATACTCTGGGTCTGTTTCTTTTACCAAATGTCCCACACCCAAAGTTTTTAAAGATAAGTGGTCTAAATAGATTTCATTCTTATAACCTTCATCTATTTTTAATTCTTCTCTTAATACTACTGTATTCATTTTCTTTTCTTTGCAGTTTTAGCTGATTGTTTAAATGCTTTAGCTGTTGGAGCACCTTTACTACCAGGTTTCCGCATTTTTTCTCCGCTTCCTGCTTTTATTCTTTTTCTTTTAGCATGAATATTGGCGTATAATCCCTTTTTCTTTTTCATTTTCTTCTCCTTCATTATCGTATTCTATTACACCTCTGCACCTAAAGCAAACATAGGTGCCGTCTGGTTGCTTTTGCAATGTGTAAGCAATACACAATGGACACATTTTATCTTTTTTTTCTTGCAACGCTTAACAACTCACAATGTTTCATGTAAAAATAATTACCTATCTTATTAAAAAATTTTGATAAACTCAAATAAAAACTAATCATTTTTTCTTCATCTTTTTTAAAACACTTTTCAATGTTTTAGCTTGTTTTGCGTGTGATTTACTAGCTTTATTTAAACCTTTAATAACTTTTTTTATTTTTTTCTTCATTTTGTTAATCCTTTATACTTTTCAAAACTACGGAGTGAACCCAATCCAAGCATACCCATGAGTACAGTCATAAGACTGCCCATATCAAAGGTAGGAAGTTCAGGTATCTGAATACTAAGATATGCACACACAAACAAAGTAACTGGTGCAAGGACAAAGTGCCAACATAAAGCAATTCCGCATGTCCAGCCGATAAAAGGTCTCCACCCTGCAACAAATATAGACTTATGTTGTGCTTCTGCTTTGTTAATTTCAATTTGACCTTTAGCTAATTCCTGTGCATGTTTCTCTGCCATAGTAGCCAAGTCATGTGCCAATTTGTTTTTGACATCTTTATCTTCTATGAACTTTCCAACAAGTTTACTTACTGGACCTATTAGTGCTGTTAGCATTGTTATCTCCTTTATGTTCATGACCCATCCATATTCCAAATACTCCAGTCATCACTCCCATAACAACTGAAACAAAAGCTGATTGGCTTGCATTTGGGTCTGTTAAATTCATAAACCATTCAGCACATCTCCAAGACATTATTGTACTTGCTAACATCATGAAGCGTGGCAAAATTTTCCATTTCAAAAATGTTTCAACATTCATCTTAAAATCTCATTTAATCCAAAAACCTCTAGTAACATAAAAGTAAGAAACAATAACAACACGCCACCTGCTATAAGTTTACCAGAAAAGTTTGTTGAACCTATGCGTATAGCCACAAATTCATTGCCAAGTATTCGTAGTATGAGTTCAAAGCTATTCTCTCCTACCTTTAAATCAATGGGTTTTTTCTTATCATCTGTCATCAATACAACCTCATAGATTCATTTACAGTAACTAATTTGCAAAAACAATCATAGTTTTTTTCATCTTCACCAATTTTAATTGTTTGATTATCAAGAAAATTTTTAAAATAATCACAGTTGTTCACATTGGCAAAATGAGTTTGCCCTGCTGGAGCACCAGCTAAATAACACATTAAAAGAAAAGCAGGTTTCATTTTACACTCTGTCTTAAACTATCTAAAACATCATCAATAGTTGGTTCTTTTGAATTTGGATTGTGCAAGCACTTGTACTGACGAGGACACCCAATAAAAGTATCTGTAAACTCCAGTTCATAAGTTTTATTTGCTCCTTGATAAATACAAGCTAACTTGCCTTTATATGTTTTTTGATGTTTTAATCTACAAGTTACATACACTTTTTTGTTTTTCCTGTATTGTTTTTGTTGCCACGACCATTTTGGTTGCCCTTTGTATTTGTATTCTTTACCGCCTGATTTGATGGGGGAAGAATATAAGATAAGTAAAAGTGCAATAACAAAACTACCAACCATATTTTTCTTTAAGCATCATCAATACAAAAACTATAAAACCAACTACTGTCAAACATATTAATATAATACCTACCACACTAATAATTTGTTCTCGTAATTGTTGTCTTTCATATATCATTTTTTGTCTGTCTTTTCTTATCTTGCCTTCCATTTGAAGCAACTCATTGTATGAATTTGGACCAAATGTAAAATTTAAAAATGTTTTAAGTTCTTGTCTTTGTTGTTGAAGTTTCTTTTTTGCAGCGTATGCTTCTAATGCTTGTTGTTCTATTGAACTTGCATACATAAGTTTCTTAAATAACGGAGGATTTTTAGCTTGTTTTTCAGCATTATCTACATCTGATACAGCACCCATCCAACGCCCAATGTCGCCAGTCATACTTTCTAAATCACGACCTAACTGAAATCCAGCTTTAATTGTATTAAATGCTTTAGTGGCAATTCCTACTGCTGCTGTAATTGTTACTGGGTCCATGTAAGTATTCTTTCATTTATCTAACTAATAAACCAACCAACATTACTATAGCAGTTCCAGAAGTTGCAATCAGTATTCTTTCTATCCTAGCTACTCTTTGCATTATTTCTGTAAACTTCATGTTAGACACAGCTATGTGTCTCTCAAGAGTTAAATTTATTTCTTGTATTTTTAATCTAGTCATTAGCTTTCCTCTGGAAAATCATATATAGGTGCATTGCCAGTTGGGTTGCCATCACTATCTACTGGCACATCAAACAATGCTTTAAATGCAGTAAGGTTTGCACAATCATTAATCTTTGTTTCTATTGTGTTACAAGCAGTTCGCACTTTATCTCTAAAGGTAGTAGTTGCTGATGCAATAGCAGTTCCCTTTTCAGATTTGCGAGTAACTTCCCAATCTGTTTTAGCTAACATATTGTTAGCAGTTTCTTTTGTCTTGATTACCCATATAGATTTAAGACCAAGCTGAACCATTTGTTTCCCAGTCATAGGGTCAATGACAGCTTTATCATCATCATCAACTACGTTTACATCTGCAAGTTTTCTTTCAATACCTTTGCTCCAGTAAAATCTATTATCAAAACTTATGTCTGGGTCATCTTCCCATGCTACACCCCAGTCTTTTTTGTTCTTGTCAGTCCAAGCTGTCGCCCAATTATAAGGATGTTTAAATCCATTCTTATCTGTCCACGATTTGCCAACAGTTAAATTATTTCCGTCATGTTTCCAAACCATTATCTTCTCCTATCAAAAAGCATTACTATATTTTTCAGGCATCTCCGCCCATGCCATATAAATAAATGTTCCACCAGAAGCATTAACATATGACTCACTACCCCTAATTTTTACCCCATTAGATAAAAAATCTCTGTTATATGAAGCATCAGAAGTTTCTGCATTATATAAATTCCAAAACAATAATCCATCCATAACATTTGTTGGGTTTCTAACAGAGTCCATAACTTGCCAATCATTAGTGGAGTCTGTTCTTTTTGCTACGAAAAGTTTAGGGCGAAATCCTAGGTGTATGTAAGGTCCATTATCATTTCCGTTCCCAGTATATGTGCCAAATTTAGAATAACCAGACACATTATGCCAACAATACGCCACAAAATTATTTCCACTTGTATTATATGTTGAGTTATTCAAACTTATTAAAGTGGTACTAGGTGCAGTTCCTTGAAAATAACCACTTGCTCCATTGTCAAATTGAGCACCAGTACTATTTAAAGTTAAAAAATATCTCCCTTTAGTAGCATTTGATTCATGGTGATAAACTAACCAATTTGAAGTAGATGACCTATCTTTTATAAAAATAAGAGTTGGTGCTGATGATAACCCATGAGCAATAGTTCCATCACTTCCAGTTCCAGTATAAGTTACAATACTAAATCCTGCATCTGTATTTGCTTGATAAACACTATCAATGCTACCAACACCAGTAGCACTTGCATCATTCGTAGTAGTAGTTCCACCATTAGCTTTCCAACCCCATACCACATATGGTTCACCACTTAAATTCATTCCCGCCCATGATGAACCAGTTTGAAAACCATTGGTTTGAAAAGTTACATGATTAGTACCAGTTGCTTCTGAATTATTTCCAGATGAATACAAATACTCGTTACCACCTCTTGTACTATCGTGTATATGTTTACCATAACCACCACCATACGAACTTCTTAAAGCAATCCAGACCATATCTGGACTCATGCTAAATGTAATATTGTTTGTGCCACTATTACCAGTATAAGTTACAATGTCAAAATGGTCATTGGGTTGTTCATCTGAATTAGCACCCAATAATGGCTCTGTTAAATTAGAAGTACAAAGAGCAAGAAACCCACTTTCTATATAATTAAAGTCTCCAATACTATTGGAATCAGATGCGCCTTGAGAGGTAATAGCACCTGCAAAACTTCCGTCTTGACCGAAGTTTGCAATAATAGTTGTTCCATTATAATCATGGCAACCTATATACCAAGTATAACCAGTAGCAGTAAATGTATATGTAGGGTTTGAACCAGCAGATGGGTCGCCATTGTTATTACCACTTGAGTCATACCAAATTGTAGTAGAACCACTTACATCTCTACGACCAAACCATAACTTACCAT